CGGGTATCCCCAGCTGGCTTTCTGCTGGGTCGCTGTTTTACAAGCTTGGTACCTAACTCCACCACTTTATACTAACAATGGGGGAACTAGTCCCGTGCACCATGCACGCCCCTTATCGTACTGCTTGAAAGGAGCATACACAATGGCTACTACCTATTCCTTAGCTTTCATCGCTACACCGGATACTCAGCGCATCGATGCGCCGATCTTGGATCCAGCCACCTTCGCGTCGGGCGTAACGACCCCGAATGCTCAAGGTGGTGAGGACACCATATACCGACACCTGGCTAGTGCGCCTAATACGCCCACGACGCTGCGTGTGGGGTACTATCCGCCTACCAAAGCTGGCCTTGGTACTAATACCTCGGCTAAGCTCAGGGCCGTCGGCGTGAAAACCGATGGTGATGGCGTCGAAAGTTTCTTTCCACTGGAGGGGACCATCGCTTTTAATGATGGTTCCAATGGAATGCTAGACCGCGACGATGTCGCTGCTTTCCTGATGTTATTGGTTAGCGCGATTACTGTGGGCAAAGCTACCCCGTTCGCTCCCAACCCTGCCATGCTTGAAGCATTGGCTGTTGGTGCAACGGACGTGATGCCTGTCTTAGACGCCGCGATCCTCTAGTTATGTCTAGGCTCCGGTGGAGGGTTACCATCCCCACCACTATCGGGCGTGTTCCCGTCATCCTCGACGGTACTGACGCTCGATACGCCCAGGGTTTTCTGTATGGTACGCCTAATTACAACACGGCGCGCCTACTCAGCTTGTCCTGGGTTTGCCTATTATCGGATAATCCATTAGCTCCCCCAACCCCGCGTGCGGTCGCACATTTCGTGCGGTCTCTACGTGCGGATATTAAGGGTGTTATAAAAACCTATTCTTTGCTCGCCGACGCTCTTATGAAGTCTGAGCGTTCCCTTGGTGATGGGTCTTTCGTTAAGACCTACATCAAGGGCATGGAGAAGACGCCAGTCTATCGCGTCTACCTTATGTGGTTTCGGCAAGGTGATCCCGTGTTGATGCGTTACCTTTTGAGCTTTCTTTCCTTCGGGAAAGCAGCGCCCTTTAAGGATGACGCCTTGGAAGCAGCCGCATTTCAGGGCTGGTACAAGAACGAGATCAGGTTGGCACACACTGAGTATAGTCCGGTTGCTCTGAAGAACCTGAGACAGATTGTCTCATGGTTACTCGAAGGTTACCGTACCGATTACAGTGCGTTCACCCCGCATCATGGACCCGGCTACACAGCCGAGCGGGTTGGACGGGGAATTGAGAGTAAGAACGAGGCCATGTCGCTCTCTAAGCGACACCAACGATTTTATGCTGGGGCCTACTCTCTGTTTCCTGATTACCAGGGTTATTACGATACGCTTGAGATTCCCGCCGAACTGACATTTGTCCCTAAGAACTATAAAACCATGCGAACTATCTGCATGGAGCCAGCAGGCACCATGTATGTCCAACAGGGCATACGTGACCAGCTGTACAAGTTCTTCCGGATATCGCGGATGGCGATGTTCTGCCATCTGCAGGATCAGACGTATAATCAACGGGC